CCGCCCTCGGTAATCAAATCGGGCAGGCGTTTTTTGACTTGGGCAACGGTTACAAACAGACGCCCCGTTGATTTTTGATAACCGCCGACCAAAATCGCCGACGGGTCGCGCCCCGCGCCCGCTTTACCCAACGACGGGTCGAGCGCGCCGTAGTACACCAAATCGTCCGGCAATTCCGACCAGTATTTGATGTTTTCGGCAAACGGCGCATCTTCGCCACTGACCGGGTCGTTTTGGTACTCGCTGTCAAACGTCGCATGACCGTCGCGGGCGCGGATTTTCATCAGCGCGAGTACGCCACGCGCCGCCCAAGAAGTGACCGCGCCGCGTTCCATTTCGTCTTTGTTGGCGAGATAAAACGCCTGCGCCACCTCTTCGCCGTCGTTTCGGTAAAGCTCCTCCCACCTGTCCCACAAATCCATGCGGTCGGGCCATTCGAGCATGGCTTTAAACTTGGTCGCGCGCCAAAACGGGTTGTTCAACGTGCGGTTCAACACGCTGTCGTAGTGCAGGATGGTGCCGATATAAATCACGTCAAACTTCTGCCCAGCACCGCCCAAGGCGAGGACGGCTTTTTTCAGCCATGTTTCGAGTTTGTCACGCTGCTCGGGATTGCGTACCTGTTCGTCGTTCTCGATATCATCGAGGACGGCAAGGTCGGGGCGGTATGGACCGTGGCGCAGACCGCGCAACTTTTTGCCGCTGCCCGCCACTTGGATTTTGACTTCGTTTGCCGTTACCGCCGTACCCGCCTGCCAAACGCGTCCTTGTCCGCAAGCCTCTGAAAAGTCGGTTTTAAGGCGCGGGTTGAACTCAAGCTCCGCCTTGATGGCCTCCAGCATGGGATAGGCTTGGTCGATACTGTCCATCACGATGACCGCGTAATGCTTTCGCCCCGTCACCACGCACCAAAGCGTAAACAGTTGCGTAACCAGCGTCGATTTCGCCTCGCCGCGCGGGGCGGCGGTTGCCTCGTTGATGCCTTCAGACGACCTCAAGATTTCGGGCAGTCGGGAAAATAAAAACTTGTGCAGCAGCGACTTTTCAGGCGAGCGGACATAGTGCGGGAAGTAGGTATTCACGAAATATTCGTAACCGTTGACCGGGTCTAAAACCTTCGACCGACGCTCGGCAATGGCTGCCGGCGACGCATCAAAGCCGTCCACTTCCGCTTCAATGATTTGACGGAGTTGGGCGGCGTATTCGGCAAGCGACTTTAAAAACTCTTTGGACTTCATGTTTTATTCGTAATAGTGGACAACCGGCTTTTTCAGCGGCTTTTGATTAACCATGAAACAAAAGGGCAATGGCTCTCCCGTTTTCATTTCGTTCATAGCGGACATAAAGTAAAAAAACTGGTCTGCGAGCCAAAACAACGGCTCCAGCTTATAACGCGGCGCAACTGTCGGCACTTCGCTGTCCCAATTCGCAATCCAAATCGGACAAAATAAAAACCATCCCTTATGGGTGTATTCAACCTTCTGCATTTCGCTTACCTGTATTTCTTTTCAATTTCCACACCCAAAGGCTCGACCAGCTCGACATAAGCCTGCAAGTGCTGCGGGTATCGCTCTTTGACTACTTCGCCAAACAATTCCAACACCTCAATCGCCGTTGCCAGTTTCGACGTTTCCGGCATCACTTTGGCGTTCGCCGCCACCGTCTTGGTAAACGCGTCGGACAGGCTCGCCAACAGTTTGGCGCGCTCGGACGGCATCAGCTCCTCGACCGATGTGTCTTGCAACATCGTCATCGTCGATTGGTATTGCACCAAAAAACCCGCCAACAGCGAACGGCTCAAGTCTTCGATACCTCCGCCCGCCAGCGTGTAGGCGGCGCGTACTTTGTCCCAATCGTCGCCGGTCTCTTTGGCGGCGCGTTTCCAGCTACGGGCGGTCGCGGTCGGGATTTCGCACATCATCGCCGCGATTTCGAGCGTCTGCCCGTCGCTGACGTACAGTCGGCGCAGCTTTTCGCGGGTTTCTTTCGGGTGTGCCATATCAGCCTCCGAACTTGGCTCGCAACAATTCCCAGCCGGTCGTTACAATCACGCCGCCGAGACCGCCATAAACCGCCGCAGATTTCTTGCAGTCTTTCTTAATTTGCTGCAATTCCTCGTCCATACGCGCCTGATTGGCGAGCAGGTCATCCTGTTTGGCTTCGATACGCGCCAAGGCTTCTAAAATCGGGTCTTTCATGATTTGTCCGCTTTCCTGTCTAATTTTTCATTCATTTTTTCAAGTTTGTTTTCGATGCGCTCCAAAGACGCCGCGATATTTTTTCGGTCGGCTTGGGCGTCCTGCTTGGTGTGATAAGAGAGCTTGACTTCGTGTAGCTCTTCTTTCAGGCCTTCAATGCGCTTATCCGCCTCTTTCAGACGGCCTGAAATGCCGTTGACCCAAAACCAAAACGCCGCCGTCGCAATCGGCCAAAGGGTTTTAAAACCAAATTCAAAATCCATTTAAAACCCCTTAAACCGGCACATCGCCGAATACGATACGGACGGAGTAGCCGTCAGGGCGATTGCTGGAAATTTCGAGTCCATCCCCATCGTTACAAACGCAGTAATACGCCGAAATCGTCTGCCAAACTGCACGCTTAAAGGTGTCGTAGTTTGTATTTGGATATTCAAGGTTAAAGGTCGTCTGAAAATCCTTATTCATTCGTACCGTATATTCAAACCCTGCCTTATCCAGCAAATTGGAAACATGGATGACAAACGGCTCTTGTTCGCGGGCGCGGCTTAAGCCCAATTCCAAATCGGCATGGCGCACAGCCAACTGACGCTCAACTAATTCACGGTAGGTCATTCTTTGATACCCATTAAATATTTTATCCGTCTGTACAACTTCTTAACCCACGAAATATTTACAAATGTATAAATCTTTGTTACAACTTCGCCGTCATACTGCGCATTTTCCCGTGCAGCCCGAAATTTTGCCCGGGCTTCTTCAGGGCTGTCCGCCCAAATGCTCAATGACCAGGACTTGCCGTCAAAGCGGTAAGAAAACGTGTACTCATTCATAGGAGAAACCTTATGTATTTTGAAATCTATAAAGACGCAAAAGGCGAATACCGTTGGCGTTTGAAAGCAGCCAACCATGAAATCATCGCTCAGGGCGAAGGCTACACCAGCAAGCAAAACTGCCAGCACGCAGTCGATTTGCTGAAAAGCACTACCGCCGCGACCCCTGTAAAAGAGGTATAAAATCCGCTTTTACCCTAAGCCCGCGCCCTACGCGGGCTTTTTTGTTAGTCGCCGACTTTGCTCAAGTGGTTATCCACCCACTCTCGCCATGCCGCATTCTGATTTTCAAGTTCGGCAACATAGCCGCCAAACTCAGCGGCATGTTCGAGCAGCGTTGCCGTCTTGCCATCTTTCGGAGGATTCGGGCGCACCGGCGCGACCATCAACGCGGCGGGCGGTGTCGGCATGACTGCCTTTTCGACAACTTTAATTTCCGTAGCCGAGGGCGCGGTTGTAGAGCCGCAGCCCGTGATGGCCAAAACCGTCAATACAACCACCGCCTGCTTTTTGACTGTCTTGAGTAAGCGCATGTGATATTTCCTTTTTGTTTTCCGTTTTTAGACGACTGACTTCCGCCTGTTTTTGTGCCAAAGCCACGCCGACGGCGTGCGCCTTGGCTTCAGATTGTTTTGCTTCCGCGCGGGCTTGCTCCAGCTTGCGGGCGTAGTTTTGAGCCGACAGACGCAAGGCCTCCGCCTTGTCTTTTTCCATCTTGTCGATGACGGCCTGCTGTTTTTGGTATGCCGTCTTGTAGCCTTGCTGATACGATGCCGCCAAAAACAGCACCAAGATGGCAGCCAAGCCACTCAGCACCCATTTATTCGTCAACAGTTTGAGCGTCATTCTCGACCTCCTGTCGCTTCACGCTTACCAAAGAGCGTGCCACGGCATAGCCGCCAACGATGCCCAGATACACCGCCCAAATTTCCGCTGATGGATCTGGTAATGTGACGAATTTAAACGTACCCGCCGCACAGGCGACGTTTGCCCACAGTTTCGAGTGCGACACATTACCTGTCGCAGGGTTTTTGAAAATATCGAAAATCCGCATATTTATTTCACACTCCCGTTTTGCAGATGCCGTTTCAGCATTTCCCGATAATTGGCAAGTTCGCTCTCCGCAAATTCAAATGCAGCCAAATCTGCCTGTTCGCTTGCCTCGCGGCTTTGTCGCGACCATTGCTCAATCATCTTTTCATAAAACGCAACCTGTCCCATGACTAACGACGGTTCTTGCGTTTACGCGCCGCACGTTTGGCGGCTGCCACGCCTGATTTACCCAAGCGCAGGCTCGGATGTTGTTTCAAATTGCCTATGCTGGCAGGTTTAATCTCAAATTCAGGCACCTGCGGTTTCAATACCGCCAAAGCCAAAGCAAGCAAAGATTTTTTCATGCCTCGCTCCTGCTCATTGCCGCACCGCCCAATGGCAGGTTGTAACGTTCCGGAGTAGGTTCAAGCGCAGCACCGCCGACAGACGGCCATACATACGCAGCCACGCGGGATTCTGGAAATGCCGCAATGCTGACGCGGTTGCCTTGGTTGCCGCCCAAAACCAGCAGATTACCCGCCTTGTCCTTACCGACAACAAACCCGACATGACCTCCGCCTTGGCGCGTAAACACCACTAGGCAGCCATAAGCAGGCTTTGACAGGCGTTTACCGGCAAAGGCATATTCTTTGGCGCGCATCCAATCCTTCGGGATGTCTCGATTGCCGATTCGCAGGCAATGAGCGACGAACACGCCGCACCACGGCGTCTCATCGTCTTTCCACCAAGCCTTCAGCCCGTGCAGCCAGTTTAAAATCATTGGGTTGTGGTTTTTACCGGGGACTTCAGCGAGGCCGATATACTTTCGCGCTTCAGCCACCCAAGGGAGTTCTTTTTGTTGAGCCATAAATACCTCAAATGGATAATTTAAAAACAAAGGATAGTTTGAAAAACCCATTAAACCCTTTCAGACGACCGCCAAGCCCCGTCAGGCTTGCATTCAGCGGAATGCAGGCAAAAAAAATCCCCGCCCGAAGGCAGGGGAAAAGGTCCACTCTCAACACAAGCACAACAAAAACTAAGCCGCAAACAAATCCGCCTGCGCTCTTGCCGCCGCTTCGCGGTCGGCTTCTTTCAAAATATATCGGATATTTCGCGTCGACAGCTTATGCGCCAACACCAGCTCGCGCACAATAAACAAATCACTCAAGCCCTCCGCGCTCATTGCATCATACTGGCGGCGGATGAATCGGTTTCGCAGCTCCCGCATCGCATCCCAACAGCGCGGGATGGCAAGGAAAGGCTGCCCAACATAAGCACGCTCCAAACGACCCGCAGCCTCCTCGCCGATGTCCTCGACCAGTTGAGCGTGTAAGATTCGGCTTTGACGCGTATTGCGGCGGCGATTCGAAATCGGGTAATTCGTCCCGCCCCAAACCTTGACCATGTGAAACGCCGCCTCCAGCCCGATAACCGTAATCATCGCCACCACGCTGTGCGGCAGCAGATGTTTCACATCCTCAAAATCCTGCTCCGTCATCTCCCAGTTCAAACTCATCCCGTTTTCTCCTTTTTCTTGCGGTTCGCACTAATCTGCAAAGCCGCCACCAACTTGTGCATATTGCCGTCGGACAACCATTCCACGCGGTCAACCTTAAACATCTTTTTCGCCGTACCGTGCGCATAATTCCAAGTCCAGCCGTTATCCAGCAGCAGGGCTTCGATTTTCCGCATCATCGGATCGGCAGAATCGCGGCGGTTCGGTCGTTGCCCCGCCGTCTTTTTCGGCGTAAACCCATGTTGGCGCAAATCCTCGACCACACGTTCCAGCTCGGGGATGCTGCACTCCGTACACGACCGCTTGCCCGTCACCCGCTCCAACACCGCGCGATAGGTACCGTCGTCCAAGCCCAGCTCCTTTTGAGCAATCTTGATTTTCGCAATCAACGCACGGCGCATTTAAAACTCCTAAAACACAATATATTGATTAATTAACGCATATTATACAGATAAAATACTATATGTTGTAGTAAGCCACTGTTTTTTTTGCGAAACGGGCAGGCATGAAAAAAGGCCGTCTGAAAACGTTTCAGACGACCTTTTTCTCTGATTATGTTTGGGAAATACTTGACTAATTATGTGGACACACATATAATTTAATTCATCGGGGCAGTGAAGCCCGATACGGGAAAAGCCCCACCGGAGCGGGGCTGTTACGGGAGAAAGAAAATGAAGTCCTACCTTCAAATTCTGTTCTTTCTGTTTCTGATATTGGTAAGCGGTAAGGCTTACTAGGAAACCGAAAGCTAAGGGCGGTAGCCGCCGCCCTTAGTTCCCATCTTACAAAAGACGGCTAAAAAAATCAAGGAGCTTGCCTATGGTTGATGAAAAATTGGCTGAATACCGTAAAAGGGCGGAAGCCAAGCGTGTTATTAAAAAAGTTTCTTTTAACCGCGAAACAGAAAGGGATATTTTGGAAATTGCCAATAATCTTGATTTTTCACAATGGGTTAAAGAAAAAATACGCGAAGAGTTCAAAAATCAGCTTGACTAATTATGTGTACACATATTAATATGCAAACACTGCTTAGTCAGTAATGAAATTCCCCCCCCCCCAGGGGGGGGTGGGGGGGGGGAGGGGGGAGGGAGGGGGACACACACTTCTTCTCGTCTCATCCACTAGCATAGATGAAAGGTAATTTTACCATGAATACCACACTTATCCCAACCGTTTCCGGCTCTCTGGACGGACAAACCCAAGCATTAGTCAATGCTCGAGATTTACATCAATTTTTAGAAAGCAAACAGCATTTTGCCGACTGGATTAAAAACCGTATTAATGAGTATGGTTTTACTCAAGATGTTGATTTTCTCGGTGTTCATACGGTTATGAGTACCGAAGCGGGTTTCTTCGGACGACGTGAAAAAACCGTTACCGACTACCATCTTTCCCTCGACATGGCAAAAGAGCTGTGCATGGTGGAACGCAACGACAAAGGACGCCAAGCCCGCCGATATTTTAGGCTA